GGTCACAGACGGCCGCATAACCCGTCTGCTGATGAATGTCCCCCCAGGTTCGATGAAGTCTCTCCTGACTGGTGTTATCTGGCCTGCATGGGAGTGGGGGCCGAAAGATATGCAAGAAATGCGCTTTATTGGAACTGCGCACGAGGAAGGGCTTGCAATTCGGGACAGCCGCAAATGCCGTGACTTGATTAAATCGGAGTGGTATCAGCGGTTGTGGAATGTGGAACTGTCATCGGACTTGGACGGTAAGCGAGAGTTCGGAAATACCCGTAAAGGTGTCAGGCAGGCTCGGTCTTTCACAAGTATGACGGGTGTTAGGGGCGACAGGGTTATCCTGGACGACCCCCTATCCGCTCATGCTGCGAATAGTGCGGCACACTTGGAAGCGGCTCGGATTGCCTTCACTGAGACATTGCCGACACGTGTAAACAGTGATAAGTCAGCGATTGTGGTCATCATGCAGCGATTGCATGAGAAGGACACAAGCGGGGTCATTCTGGACATGAAATTGCCTTATGTTCACCTGTGTATACCTATGCGCTTTGAGGTGGCACGGCGTTGCACAACTTCGATTGGGTGGTCAGACCCAAGGACGTATGACGGCGAATTGATGTTCCCCGAGCGATTCAGTGAAGCCCAGGTTCTTGAACTTGAAAAGACGCTCGGCACATACGGCACAGCGGGTCAGTTACAACAGCGTCCAGCGCCTCGTGGCGGTGGTGTAATCAAAACGGAATGGTTCCAATACTGGACAGCACTGCCTGCTTTGGAGTTCAGATTCATTACGGTGGACACGGCACAGAAAACAGGACAGCAGAACGACTATTCTGTTTTGCAATGCTGGGGACGTACCGCAACAGGCAAAGCGATTAAACTAGACCGGATCCGTGGGAAGTGGGAAGCCCCCGAATTGCTTACGCAGGCTCGGGCGTTCTGGTTGAAGCATTTGCATGACGAAAGACCACTGGCACAACGGGCTGCATTGCGTGGCATGTATGTCGAAGATAAGGTGTCTGGAACCGGATTGATTCAGACATTACGCAGGGAAGGATTGCCAGTTATCCCCGTGCAGCGCAACAAAGACAAGATTACACGCGCATACGATGCCGCACCGTTTATTGAGTCTGGTAACGTAATGCTTCCGCAGGATGTGCCGTGGCTGTCTGAGTTTTTAGCAGAAGTGCAGGAGTTCCCAGCAGGCGCACATGATGACCAACTCGACCCGATGTTTGATGCGGTAAACATTGTTCAGAAAATGCCAGCACAAAACAAGGCAAAAGCGTTTATCCCGTTGCCAGTCGAGAATAAATGGTAAACAATACCGAAAAATTAAGGGTTTATTATGCCGCGAATCTCAAAATCTCAGAATCTAATTAACATTCACGCAGAAGCATTGTCGCTATTCGACACTGTGCAAAAGGCGGTCAGGGATGAGCGCAAACAATGCCTTGAAGATCGGCGATTCTATTCTATTGCCGGTGCGCAATGGGAAGGTTCTCTCGGTGAACAATTTGAAAACCGGTTGAAGCTGGAAGTAAACAAAGTTCATCTCGCAGTAATCAAAATCATCAATGAATATCGGAACAACCGAATCACTGTTGATTTTGTCAGCAAAGACGGATCCGATAATTCAAAACTTGCGGACGTGTGTGACGGTCTTTACAGGGCGACAGAGCAGGACAGTTGCGCTGAAGAAGCCTACGACAATGCGTTCGAGGAAGCCGTAGCCGGTGGTTTTGGCGCATGGCGTCTGTGCGCTGAATACGAAGATGAAGAAGATGACGACAATGATTACCAGAAAATCAAAATCGAGCCCATTTTCGACGCTGATTCGTCCGTGTTCTTTGACCTAGACGCTAAACGTCAGGATAAGTCTGACGCTAAACATTGTTGGGTGTTGTCGTCAATGACGCCCGAGGCATACGAAGCAGAATATGGCGACACCCCTGCGACATGGCCTAAAGACATTGAAAAAACCGAGTTCGACTGGAACACGCCTGACGTTGTTTACATTGCTGAATATTACCGAATCGAAGAGACAACAGAACTGGTGCGTGTATTTGAGGACTTGGAAGGCAAAGAACAGCGATACACAGAAGAAGATTTTGAGGAAGATGAAGAGCTGGAGGACATGCTCAAGGCCACCGGCGCGAAGGAAGTAAAATCCAAGCGAGTCAAGCGCAAGCGTGTCCATAAGTACATCATGAGCGGCGGTCGTATTCTTGAAGATTGCGGATACATCGCTGGCAAGTGCATCCCGATTGTGCCTGTGTACGGGAAACGTTGGTTCGTTGACAACATCGAGCGGTGCATGGGGCATGTGCGTCTTGCAAAAGACCCGCAGCGCTTGAAGAATATGCAACTGTCCAAACTGGGTGAGTTGTCGGCATATTCGTCTACCGAAAAGCCTATCTTCACGCCTGAACAAATGGCAGGCCACCAAGTGATGTGGTCAGAGGACAACATCAAGCAATACCCGTATTTGCTAATTAACCCAGTGACCGATTCAAACGGCAATACTGTTCTGTCCGGTCCTGTGGGAATGAAAACTCCCCCGAATATCCCGCCTGCAATGGCTGCTCTGCTTCAAGTCACTGAAGTGGACATGCAAGAGATTCTGAGCAGCAATCCCGGCGCTGAAAAGATGGTTTCCAATATCAGTGGCAAGGCTGTCGAAATGATTCAACAGCGGCTGGATGGACATGCTTTCATTTACATGAGTAACTTTGCAAAGGCAATTAAGCGTTGCGGTGAAATCTGGCTGAGTATGGCAAAGGAGATTTTTGTCGAGGAAGGCCGCAAGGTTAAAACCGTTGGCAAGAATAACGAGAGCGAATCTATTACTCTGCTTGTGCCGACAATCAATCAAGAAACCGAAGAAGTCGAGTTTGAAAACGACCTGGCTCAAGCCAAGTTTGATATCGCCGTGGACGTTGGACCGACCAGCAGCAGCAAAAAGGCTGCAACCGTTCGCGCTCTAACTGGCATGATGCAGATCACCCAAGACCCGGAAACAATGCAGGTTCTTGGCGCAATGGCAATGATGAACATGGAAGGCGAAGGCATTTCCGAGGTTCGTAATTATTTCCGCAAGCGGTTGGTGAATATGGGTGTGGTTAAACCCACCGAACAGGAAATGATGGAAATGCAACAAGCAGCCGCAGGAATGCAGCCGGATCCGCAATCGCAATACATGCTGGCAGCGGCAGAGCAGGCTAATGCAGAAGCTGCAAAAGCACGCGCTGATACCGTTTTGACGGTTGCAAAAGCGGAAGAAACGCAAGCAAAAACCATCAAAACAATGGCTGATATTAGCGAAGTTGAAAGAAAACAGGCTATTGAGGATTTGCAGTTAATTGGTACCGTATTGCAATCTAATCAACAAGGTGTAACAATGAGCGAACAGGCACCCATTCAGCCATTAAATGAATGAGTTAAACAGGGGTTTTAATTTGAATACGGCAGATAATCAAAAGGAACAAGACGAAGTAATTGAAGAAGTTCAAAATGAAGAAACCGAAGTAATTGACGAAACAAGCGAAGAAGGCGCACCCGCTGGCGAAGTCGAATCGGAATCTGAAGAACAATCTGAAGATGAGATCGTTGTTTCAATTGGTGAGGACTCGCCCTCCGAAGATGAGGAAGTAAAACAGGCACCGGATTGGGTGCGGAATCTCCGCAAAGAGAACCGCGAAAAGGAACGGCGCATTAGAGAATTGGAGAGCAAGTTAAACGCTCCGAAAGAAGCAGATAAACCGCTTCAATTGGGCGCAAAACCCTCGCTCGACCAATTTGATTATGATGCCGAGAAGTACGAAGCGGCTCTCGAAGTTTGGTATGAAACCAAACGAATGATTGAGCATAAAGAGGCAGAAGCCAAAGCGGCGGCTGAAAAGCAGCAACAGCAATGGAATGAAACTCTGAAGGCTTATGAGGCGAAGAAAACGCAACTCAAAGTAAAAGACTTTGCAGAGGCCGAAAACGTTGTGACTGATACTCTTGATGAAACAAAACAGGGAATCATTCTACACGCTGCAAAAGACCCGGCTCTGTTGGTTTACGCTTTGGGGAAAAACTCAAAGAAGGTGAAAGAACTTGCTTCAATCAGTGACCCCGTAAAGTTTGCTTATGCTATCGGTGGTTTGGAAAAGGAACTGAAAGTGACTAACCGGAAAGCCCCTCCCCCACCGCCAGAGAAGCGAATCAAAGGAACTGCCCCGCTATCGGGAACTGTCGATTCAACCCTTGAACGACTCAGGGAAGAAGCCGCTCGTACTGGCGACATGACAAAGGTTATGGCCTACAAACGGCAACTTCGGAACAAATCTTAATTTTTGGAGTAATCATGCCTAACGCATTTAATAAAGAAGAACGAGTCGCCTTTGAAAATATCCTCGAAGGCTTTCAAGACGCATTGGTGCTGTCGCGCAATGTGTCCGTGTACAACACCGACCAGTCGATGATGGAGCGTGCTAATGACGTTATTTGGCGTCCGCAACCGTATGTCGCTCAGTCGTTCAGCGGAACTAACCAAACGTCTAACTTCAAAGACTACACGCAACTCGCTGTGCCTGCATCTATCAACACCAGCCGTTCGGCTCCGTGGAAGATGACCGCTCGTGAGCTGCGTGACGCTCTGCAAGAAGGTCGCATGGGTGATGCAGCAAAACAGAAGCTTGCATCTGACATTAACGTGTCCCTGATGACTGTTGCCGCAAACTTTGGTTCGCTCGTTGTTAAGCGCACCGCTGCTGCTTCCGGCTTTGATGACCTGGCTGCTGCTGATGCTGTGATGAACGAGCAAGGCGTTCAGCAGTTTGACCGTTTCGCTGCTCTGTCCAGCCGTGATTACAACAACATGGCAAGCAACCTCGCTAACCGTGGAACGATGACCGGCAAGCCCACAACAGCTTACGAGCGTGCATACGTTGGCAACATCGCAGGCTTTGAAACGTTCAAGTTGGACTATGCTAACTCGCTGGCTGTGCGTGCTGGCACAACTGTTTCCATGAACGGTGCAAACCAGTATTACACACCGAAGGCAACCAGCACAGCAGTTACCGGCGAAGTCGCTAACGTTGACAACCGGTTCCAAACGATTGCAATCACTGTTGGCTCCGGCACTGTTAAAGTGGGTGACTGCTTTACGATCGCTGGCGTTAACGCTGTTCATGCAATCACCAAAGGCGACACTGGTCAGCCAAAAACCTTCCGTATCGTTGCAATCGTAACGGGCGCTGGCGGTACTGGCACAGTCCAGATCACTCCTCCGATCATTTCCGGAGGCGGCGGTACTGATGCAGAATTGCAGTACAAGAACTGCACGGCCACCCCTGCAAACGGCGCAGTGATTACATTCCTTAACACCGCAACGGCATCTGTTAACCCGTTCTGGCAAAAGGACGCGCTGGAAATCCTGCCCGGACGTTACATGGTTCCATCCGATGCAGGCGTTGCAGTGATGAAGGCCTCCACCGACCAAGGAATTGAAGTTGTAATGCAGAAGCAATATGACATCAATACCATGGACACCAAGTACCGTCTCGACGTGCTGTACGGTGTTGTGAACAAGCAGCCCGAAATGAGCGGTATTCTGTTGTTCGGTCAGCCTTGATGTAGTCTGAAGAAGGCCGGTTCTCCGGCCTTCTTTCTTTGGAGGTTTTATGCCGTTGAAAAAAGGCTATTCACAGAAAACAATTTCTGCGAACATCAGCAAAGAAATGAAATCAGGCAAGCCGCAAAAGCAAGCCGTTGCCATTGCTCTTTCTACCGCTCGTGAAGCGGCAAAGAAAGCAGGCAAAAAGATGAAGGGCAAATAATGTCTCAAACCATGTTGTACAAGTTCGGCGGCGATTTTCCATACGAAGGCAATTTTTTCACCTTCACAATCGTTGATGATTCCGACATTGAGCAAGCATTGTCTGACGGCTGGTCGCTGACAACTACAGAGGCAATTGCGCTGGCTAAAAAGCCCGCTGAAGGCGTTGCCGATGTTGATGCTACAGAAGATGCGCAAGAGCCAGCAAAACGGCGTGGTCGACCTCCAAAGGCTGAATAATGGGCTGGACAAAGCGTCAGATTATCCAACAGGCATTTGACGAGATTGGTCTTGCGCCGTATGTGTTCGACCTCACCGCAGACCAATTGGAAAGCGCATTGCGGCGTTTGGATTCGATGATTGCGCTGTGGGATTCTAAAGGCATTCGGCTTGGTTATCCGTTGCCTAGTACCCCGCAAAACAGCGATCTGGACTCTCAAACAAATATGCCGGACGTGGCTGTAGAGGCTGCGTTCTTGCAACTTGCTATTCGTATTGCGCCGTCGTATGGCAAAGCCGTTTCGGCAGAAACAAAAGCATCGGCAAAACAGGCATACGATTCATTGCTCGTTCAATTCGCAGTGCCCCCAGAGATGCACATTCCTGCCGGATACCCTGCTGGGGCTGGGTACAAACCTTACGCTATTGACGATCCTTTTACCTCACGAGAAGAGCCTATCCACGTTGGTGGCGATTCTGTTTTAGACCTTTGAGGGAACATGACTACATTTAATCAACTCAACGAAATGACGAGTGTGGAGAATGGCGATCAATTCCCATTCTTTAGCACTAACAACGGATCCAGCCGACGCATCGCTGCATCTGCATTAAAGGCATATTGTCAGGATGGCATCACTGCAAACGATGACAAACTGACGCAGTATTCAAGTCCGAGCGCAACCGGGTTCAGTGTGCAAGTCAATAACGCATCCAATAGCGTGTTCCTGCTGCTTACTCCGACTGGAACTCTTGCCGCTGGTACGCTTGTTATGCCGTTGCAGGCCAATTGCATTGATCGACAAGAAGTTCTCGTGCACAGTACGCAGACAGTCACTACATTGACAATCAATGGAAACGGA